GTTATAGATAATACCGACCTTTGACTTTCCAGCGGCTTTTAATCCGGCCATGTCAAGACTGCACATTTCGCTAATCAGGCACTTTGTCTTGGTCTTATTGTACGGATCGGGTGCTGCAAAATCAATGGGATAAGGACCGAGGAACTTAAAGTCGGCTATATCTTCTTCGTACTGCTTCATGACATTCTCAATGTTTGTGCTATCGAGCCATTTATCAGGGTCGGCACGCCACGCTTCAGGTTGAGGAGGGCGTAAATAGGCCGCCTGAAGACGTTGCTTCTCAGATTCCTCAATAGGCAGTGCATGTACAAAGGAGTATTCCTGAATCGGGCCTACACTGAGCTTTTGTTCAAGTTCTTTCCGAAGGGCAACCGCATTCACGCCTCCAATCTGAGTCCGAAGTGTAGTCTGAGAGCCTAAGACTTTTGAGGCGATTTTTTGCAATTCAGACGCAGGTATACATCCATGAGCCGGACGCTTTTTTCCGACACGTGGCCGACATTGACAGGGTCCCGGTCTATAGTGTTCTGAACTCGCTTTTTTGAGTCGTCTGGTTTTTCTGACCCCGACCATCCTATTGAAGTGTCAGATTCAAATCGTCATACTCCACAGGATGGCGTACTCAATGGTCCGCTTTTGGTCGTATATTTTTACACCACTCTTAATTCTTGTAATTGTCTTTGCAATGTTTGTCATCTTTACACTTTCGAGTGCACAAACAACTGTTGGCTCACTCATTGCGCCGGCACTTGCTATTACATCATCAGTGGCAGAAAGTGCTGCCTCTGTGGCAAATGGTGTAAAGGCTGCCGCCGCGGCCCCTAGAGTATCCTTTTCACCTACATCAGTAGGAACGTGAATATGACGCCTACACAGATATTTCAAATGATACTGTTGGCCATTATCCTTACAGGCCTGGGATATGTAATCTATGCAGTCGGTCAATTTGCCGGCAGCAAGGACAACCTGAATGACATTCAAAAGAATATGGGAGTGATCTTTGGAGTGACATTTGCTCTGGTTCTCATGCTCGGTATTTTCAGTTATATGTATATCCGTACGGACCCCGATGTGTTTGTACCCTTCACCCTTTTCATGCTCTTCGTCAATATGGAGCTTTCCCTCATTTCAGTCAGTGCATCGGTTCTTCAGAAGATTGAATAAGGCATTCGGGTGTCCGAGGAGCCTGGATAAGAATTCCCAAAATGCGATGTTGAAGGCGTGCCCGACCTGTCCAAAAAGTGTCAGTAACACCCATTTGAAGACTGATGCCCTGAATTTGCAGCGTAACACGAATGATTTGACCACGCGCGAGGACTCCCGGTTGTACATCTTCCGTCCAGACACCATCTTTCCATATACGGATTCCGTGCATCCCCTTTCGCTTCTCTTGAAGAGTTGATGGACAATATAAATGCAACTTGTTATTTTCCACCATCGGTTGAAAAAGCCGATAGACCTCTTCGCGTGTAAACTTATTTGCTCCAAACCAAGCCAATTGGCTGGCGCAAATAACTTCAAGTAGACTTGTTTGAATTGCCGTGAGTTTACTAGCAATCCAATTTGTCGTCATTGCTAATTCAAGGCGACCATTTGCAGGATTGTAGGAGTCAATTAAGAGGTGCGGTAAAAGAATTGTGAGGACAGGCATTGTGACTTGTCCATCAATATACGACAGTGGCACCATAGGTTTCTTTTCACGATTTACCCGTGTAATGAGTCCGCCGTGATTTATTTTTCCGAGTTCGAGTTTCTGCAGGGGGACACACCACTCCATTCTGGGTGTAAAGGTTTAACAAGTTTAGACCCAGGGAGATGCATCTTAGTTGGCGAGGTCCGCCTGGTTCAGGAAAACGATACGCCATCCATCAAGAACTTTACAAACGCGCTGCGGCCCGTGGAGTGGTCCTAAAAATTATTACAAAACTCTGGAGTCTCGAGAAACCAAAGGAGGATGATGGTGGTGAGGATGATGAAGTGACGACAATCGCATCCAAGGACCAGATTCCATTTGAAACCTCCATGATTCATTTTGGATTTGATGTATCCCGAATGAGTCTACAGGATCGTCATATTCTGAAGCCTATTCTTGAGCGTCTCGGAAAGGGGTCACACGTACTCTCTGGAAGAGAGCAGGCGGAGAAGCGCATTCTTGTCTTTTATCATGCTCACCTACTGAGCACAGAATCATGTGTCATTCTACAGAGTCTTCTAGAGCAGGATGGATCCGATATTAGTATTTGGTGTACTTCGGAGCACCCTCTTCCGATTCGTATTGCACATCACTTCAGAGAAATTGGTGTAGGCGGACCTGATCGCGCCTATGAAAAAATCAAGGAGCGGATTCAGATTGCAGGTGGTAATCCCTCTGCACTTTTTGACCCCCAAACACTCTTTGACCAGGCGGTGCGACGACTTGCTCGGCCAACAAAACCGACTCTGGATGAAGTCGCAGGTATTCGCACCTTTATCTATGAGTGCCTCATTCGAAACATTCGATGGATTGAGTGTCTTCACCATTTGATGATCTCATGTCTACGACTTCCTTTATCGGAACCCCATCGCCTCGAGGCACTCAAAATACTAGCAAAGCAGGAGGGCTCTGCAGCAGGCCAGACCATTCCTAGTTATCGTATTCCGATGGCGTGGGAGAGTACATTTATCCGTATGCGTGAAGCACTTTCTGGAGCCTTATCAGAGGAGGATGCAAGGCCTCAGAGTACCACCACTCCTGCGGGAATTAGTGGAAACAGTACGACTGCAACTCAAGGAGCCGCCATTGCAGTGGATACAGGAACCGCCGCAACAGGAAGACCTGGAGTGGCTAAAGCACGAGGCGGAAGAAGAAAGCCCGTATGATAAACTCAAGTTGCGGAGGCGCCTCTGGGAAGGCTATCGTGCTGGAACTGTGCGGCTCGTCTGTAAAACATGCGGGTCAGCCAAGGTGATCATTCTTCATGAAGCGAGCAGGCCGTGCCCCGATGTCTGGAAAACCTGGGGGCGTATTTTCCAGTTATATGGTCGTGGGGCAACAGCCTGGCATAGACAGACTGGTACAGTCTGGCGTATAGGCTTATTTGCTGCACCTATACCGAGAACACTGCCTGCGCCAGGACAAGCCGTGGGTCCTGAACATGTGAATGGCGGATATACACTTCCTTGCAAACAGGATCGTATTATTATCTATAGGGAGGAGGAATGCACGAGAGTTCTTCTTCATGAACTCTTTCATGCTGCATGTAGTGATCGACTTGCGTCGCTGCCTCACATGGAGGCGGAAACAGAGTCATGGGCAGAATGGGTGCTAGTCGCGCTCGCATCAGAAGGTAATCTTGAAAGAGCACTTGCCCTTATGAAAAAACAGATACGGTGGATGAGTGCGCAGCATAGGGTATTGCGAGCATTCTACAATGTCTCAAAGCCTGAAGATTTTGCATGGAGATATACACTTGGTCGTGAACACGCCTATCAGCGTCTTGGACTTCATGTTCCAATGAGTCGCGGCATTTCTCGCGTGACTTCAAGTCGTCTCACTGCACCTGCGCTTGAATTATAATGATTTAAACAAACCCTTTGAAGAGCAGGCAATGAATCCTGACCCGTATCTCTATAAGGAGACACTGGTCTGGACAATGACTACAAATGGTTATAAATACTTGACGCTGAATCTTATCAAAACAATTGAGCAAGCCAAGTGTCCTTGGAAGTTGCTAGTGGTCGCAGCGGATCGTGAGAGTTACACCTTTTTTCGGAATGAAGGCTACCCTGTGCTTTTGTATGGGAAGGCGCAGCGGACACAGGAGACCGCAATTAGTCGATGGGGGAGCCCGCAGTTTCAACGGTATAATCTGATTAAACTGGAAATCGCACAGATATTTGCACAGAATGCTGCTGTAAAGCGTTGTGTCTACATGGATGGAGACATAACCCTTTTTAATGATTTTCTTCCGGACTTGACTTCAAGGCTTGATGCTGAACCCGAGGTTCTGCTCTTTCAATGCGACCAGAAGGAGACCGGACCCTGTACTCCCACAGGATGTACGAACTGTTGTACTGGACTTATCGCATGGGCACATGGACATGACCAAGGAGTCTTCGATACTTCAAATCCTCAGGCATGGGGTGAGGTTCGAGATGACCAAGTGTGGGTAAATAAGCAACTTCAGGCGAAAAAGGTTCCCTATAAGACTCTACCGCGCGAACTCTATCCGAATGGAGCGTATATTAATAGTATTCAGAACTATCCTGGAGCCTTTTTACTTCATTACAATCACCGTGTAGCGAATTTTAAGATTCTTGAAATGAAGAGACTCAAGAAATGGGTGATTCCGTATCTC